TCATGCTGCAACTCCTTCAGGCGATGCAGCAGGATCGTTGGCGAAGCAGATGTGCGCGCCCGTGATCCAGTAAGTGCGGCCGGTGTTGGTGTTCTTCACCTGCAGGCGGCCACCATAGCCATGCTGCAGGACGATGCCGGAGTGAGTGCCCAGCCGATCCCAGCGCACGCGGCCGTTGATCGGATAGTCCTCGCGCAACACTTTCTCGTAGGCCTTCTGCGCGTCGAGCAGCGCCGCCTTGGCTGCGACCAGCCGCGCGCTCACGACATCACCGCCAGCTCGTTGGCGCGCGCGCGCGCCGCGGCGGCGTGAGTGTCGATCTGCGCGGCGGTGTAGCCGAGCCGCTCCAGATCGTCGCGCGTCATGCCGCCTTCGCGATGCGAGGCCTCGCGCATGTCGGATGCCATCTGAGCGACGGTAGCGGTCGCATCGAGACCGGCACGCGCGGGCACGAGCGACGTATCGACAAAAGGGGCGATTGAGGGCTGGACGGGCCGCGGCCGGGTCGCGGCCGGCAGGCGATTGCAGTGTGAACGACGCATGGCTTTCTCCCACGTGAACGATTTCACGTGAAACAAAAACTATGCGTAACGAATAGTTAAGTCAATTCGCAATGAATAATCTATGCGTTTTGCAGCTAAATCACCGCGGGACCATGGTTTTTACCTTCGCGGCCCAATCGATCTCGATGTCGAGGATCGGCGGCTCGGTTTGCGAAAGCAGGTGGAACAGCCCCCGCGCCTTGCTGCGCTGGATTTTCTTGATCAGGATCCGGCCATCAGCGAGGCCCACAACGCAGAGCCTGTTGATCAGATCCTGGGTGACCGGCCGGCGCACGTCGTCGTAGTAGACCAGCCAGCGGTCAAAGAAGGTGCCGAGGCTCTCGCCACGGATCTCAACGGCCACCGTCGCCTCAGACATGCCCTCAACGGACGGCACGTCGTCGAGGTGGCCGCTGTCCTGGGCGAAGAAGTGGGTTTCGGCGCCGGCGCCGACATACCCGACCAGCGGAACAGTCGCTTGCGCTGCACTCTGACCGCTCGATTTTGTGCGCCTGGGCTGCCCGCGGCCTGTAACCAGCCAATCCAGCGAGACATGGAAGAAGCGGGCGTAGCGCTCGGCGGCACGACCAATGCCACGATTGCCGTTTTCGTGCCCGTGGTAGGTCTGCGGATTGACGCTCATGGCTTCGGCGGCGGCTGTCGCCGTCTCGTAGCCGGCTTCCCGCCTTGCCTGCTGCAATCGTTCGAAGGCTTCGGTCATGAAATGCGTTATGCATAGGTCTAGTATGCGTTAGGCATTGACACGCACTATGCGTAGCGCATAGTTGCCGCATGAATGCGCAACTGATTCGCAGAGCCCGCGCGCTAGCGGGCGAGAGCCAGGCGGCATTTGGGGTCAGGTTCGGCGTCGACCAAAGCACCGTCCATCGTTGGGAGAAGCACGGCCCGCCGCCGCGAGGCCCGGGACGGCGCGCGCTCGAGCGTGAGGTGCGAACGATCCTGGAGGCGCATGGACAGTGGGAAGAGGGGATGTTGTCATGCAACGCAGCCTAGGACCCCGATCGGGAACCGGCAAAGACGGACATTGCCGACCCCGGCAACAAAAGCCGACACCCCGGCAAGAGATTTCCGCCGTCATGCAAGCCGTGCAGGGCGCGCTCCCGGGCAACAAAGCTGCGCAGCACCTGCACATTCTGACCGACGTGCCGGTCTCGACCTGTGAAAAACTCCTCAGCGGCCAGCGCGGCGAAAGCGCCGACACGCTGATCGCCTTTCTCCGCTCGGATCTCGGCCGTGATGTGCTGTTCGCCCTGATGGGCGACGCGCGGCCCGCCTGGTTCGTCCGCTACCGCAAGCAGCTCGACGTCAACGCCGCCCGCCGCCAGCTCGCCGAGAGCCAGCGCGCGATCGAGCGTCTGCAGCAAGAGGCCGCCGATGAATGAGGGCTTCACCGAGGCGCCGCGCGGCGATGCTGCGAAGGTCGCGCTCTGGATCTCGGCGGCGCTCGCCGCCGGCGTCGCAGTCAATCTGGCCCGGCTGATCAGCCTGGCGATGTGAGGGGGAGACGATGTCGAGACAGGTCAACATGCATCTGACGGATGACGAATACGCGCTGCTGAAGCGGCGCGCCGAAGGGCATGGCAAGTCGCCGGGCGGCTTCGCCAAAGGCTTGCTGATGGCGCAACTCGCGCGCACCGAGATCGCCAACGAAGCGCCGAAGGCGGACGCCGCGCAATGAACACCTCATGCCCGATGCCGCGCCAGGCGGACGTTTCCGACACGCCGTTCGCGCATGTCGCCGACATGCAGCGCGCCGAGATCGAGCGCACTGCCGGCCTCGACCTTGCCCGCTGCAACGTCTGCACCATCGTCACCGCGCTCAACGAATTCGACCTGAAGCGGCTCGACAAGCTGGGCCACCGCTTCGAGACGTGGCCCGACGACGTCAAGGTCAAGTTCGAGAAGGAGCTGACGCTGTTCGGCGAGCGCAACGGCGGCGCGCGGATCGAGGCCGTCACCACGGCGATCGGCGGCACGCCAAAATGCTTCGTGCTGTGCCTGCACTGGAGGGCAAAGGCATGAGCCGGCTTCGCCAAGAGGCTTCGCCGGCCGCGGGCCGGCTTCATCGCAAGGTCAATCCGGACAGCGCGGTCCCGCAGCGCACGGCGTCGACAGGATACGTCACCGCGAAGCAGCTGAAGAAATACCCCGATGTCATCGTGATGTGGCAGCGCAGGTTCGACACACAGGCGATTGCGGACGAGCTGAAGCTGCCGGAGCACCAGGTGCACGTCTGGGTGATCAATTTTCGCGAGCTGGGTCGGGAGGCGGCATGACAACCGATGTCGCGACCGTGCTGCAGCGGCTGATCATGGCCGGCGAAGCCGTGCTGGCGATGCGCGATCCCGGAGATTTGTCCGAGCTGCTCGACGACGTCAAGGGATGGCTGGAGAGACCGGCGGACCGCGAGCGCGTCGTGTTCGACTACACCTTGCTCGCCATTCATGCGGTGCATTTCGCCGCGGACGCCAAGCGACGCCATATAGACGAGCATGGCCCCTATTACAGGATCGTCGGCACACTGCTGCCCGACGTCCGCAAGGACTGCTGGACCGCGTTTCAACAACGCAACAGGCCGACGCCATGACCAAGCAGCTAAACACGTCTCAACGGCCGGAGGGGCAATGACAGATCGATTTGGCATCAAGATTGGCCGCACCGGCGTCGCCACGATCAAGCGTAAGTCGGCAGATGGGCCGTCGGTCGCCAGCAGCATCAGCCTGACACTGCGCGACGAAGACATGGCGAGAGCGGGACAGTTCGAGCTCTCGTACGACGTTGCGGCACAACTGATCTCTCAGCTGACACGCACTCTTTCAGCATGTGACTGACCGACTGGGGCCTGCATCATCATGAGCTATCTCGCGTCCGCGCCGACGCCGCGACAACTCGACATCATCGCCGACACGCTTTTGAGTGCGCCGCGCGAAACCACAGTGATTTGTCAACCTGCCCCCAAACCCAAAAACCACTGTGATTTGTCAACCGCGAGCAAATCAAGAAACCACAGTGATTTGTCAACCGAGCGCGGCAAGCGAATTTCATCGCGCCGGAAGCAGTTGGGCATTTCGACGTCGGCGCTGATCGCCGCTGCCGGTATCTATCCGCAAACCTACTTCCTCGCCATCCGGGGCAGCACCAACACACGGGCCTCAACGCTCGACGCGATCGAGGCTGCGCTCGACCGCCTTTCGGCCGGCGAGACATCGACGGCCAAGCTCTCGCTCTGCCAAGCCTACCTCCGCTCGATCACGGTGCAGCTCGCAGTCAAGACCGGCTGGGATCCGGAGCTGATGCTGACGCAGGATTTTTCGAGCGAGAACACGGAAGACCCTGTCTGGCTGCAGGCCTCGCGGCTGCGCCGCTGCGCCGTGTACCTGGTGGTGGAGGGCCTTCGCCTCGGCAAGGCCGATATCGGCCGCGCCGTCGGCGTCTCGCGCCAGGCCATCCACAAATCGGTCGCCGCGATCGAGGCCGAACGCGAGCGCGACGCAGCGTTCGATGCGCTGATGAGCGGCATGATGCTGATGGTGGCGGGAGAGCGGCGGTGAACGGCACAGAGAACGAGATCATCACATGGCGTGCGCGAGCATATGCCGCAGAAACAGAGGTGGCTCGGCTGCAAGCCATTCTCGATACGCCAATCTTGGAGCCATTCGTCGAGGCGGCAGTCAGCGAAGCGCGCCACCAAATATTTCGGTGGAGCGAGGAGCACGACGCAACAAAGACTGCGTGGGATTGGTTCTGGACGCTCGGCTATCTCGGCGGCAAAGCCGCACAAGCCGCGCTGAGCCGCGATTGGGTGAAAGCGAAGCACCACACGGTGACGGCGGCTGCCTTGCTTGCCAATTGGCACCGCCACATCGTTTCGGCGGAGAAGGCGGCGGCCGATGGCAATTGACCTGCGCACGCGCCAGGGCTGGGAAGATCTCAAGGCGGCTCTCGATAGCCGCATGGACGACGTGCTGCGCATCTGCAAGCTCGACGCGCCACGCCGCAGGGGCTGGACGCTGATGGACGATCCCCGCGGCGATGGCCGCGACTGCTTCGGCCTTTGCGTCAAGGGAGACGGGCTCTCCTGGAAGAAGTTCAACGGCACGGAGAAGGGCCGCAGCCTCGAGCTGATCGCCTATTGCCAGGGCTGGTATCACCTGCCCAATCGCGGCGCGGAGGAGGCGGCCAAGCTGGCGATTTCGCGGCTTGGCCTCGGCAGCATCAGCGCCGAGCAACTGGAGAAGGACCGCGCCAAGGGGCAGGAGCAGCGGGCCAGGGCGCAAGCGGACGAGCGCGGCCAGGCGGAGCGGCGCGCGGCGGCGGCGTTCGCGATCTTCATGAACGCCAAGCCGATCCTCGGCACGATCGGCGAAACTTATTTGCGCGAGGCGCGCGGCATCGACCTGCGGGCCGCGCCGTTCATCGGCCCGCGCGGCGGCGCGCTGGCGCCGGGATCCCTACGGTTTCTCCCTGCGCACAAATACGTCATCCGCAACCGGCGCAACGAGATCACCGGGCATATCATCGCGCCATGCGTGATCGCCTGCTGCACCAACGCGCATGGCGATATCCGCGCGATCCATCAGACCTGGCTGCGCGCTGACGGCAGCGACAAGGCCGACATTCCGCCCGCGCCCGATGGCACGCGGCAGAAGGCGCGGCGCGTGCTCGGCGAATTCCGCAGCCTTGCCATTCCGCTCTGGCGCGGCGAGGGACACTTCACGCGCAAGCAGGCGGCCGAGCAGGGCTTGCTGCAGACGCAGTGCCTCTCCGAAGGGATCGAGGACGGGCTGACGGGCGTGATCGCGGCGCCGGCGCATCGCTGGGCCGCGATGATCTCGCTCGCCAACCTCGTCAACATGCCGGAGTGGCTGCCCGAATGCGTCGACGGCGTGATCGTGCATCGGCAGAACGAATGGGACAACCCGTCCGCCGTGAAGGCCTTCGAGGCCGGCATGACGAGCTTGCGCGCCACGGGCCGCGCGGTGACGGAGGTGGCTGCGACCTACGGCAAGGACTTGAACGACACGCTGCGGGGTGCGGCGTAAATGGCCCGCAACACCACATCCGGCGCCAGCGCCAACGTCGTCGCGATGCAGAAATCCAACGACGATCTCGCCGAGCAGCGCGACTGGAAGCGCGATACGCCGCCGATGGAGCCCCGCGGGCCCGGCCAGGTGATCGCAGGCCAGTGGCAGCCGGATCTCATGGGCATGCCGTCCGACCCCGGCTGCGAATGCCCGGTGACGCCGATCGGCTTCGAGGGGCCGCTGTTCTACCTGATCGACAGCCGCGGCCAGTTTCGAGCGGTGAAGGCCGCCGAGATGAACCAGGCCGGCATCCAGGACCTGTTTGCAAAGTACCCGAACTACCCGAAATGGATGTGCCCGCGCTGGAGCAAGCCCGTCGTCGACAAGAAGGGCATCATCACCAAGCCGGCGGAAATCGTCTCGTTCGAGGCCGACGACATCAAGGAAATTCTGTTCCGGGCCTGCGCGCGCGCCGGCTTCTTCTCGCCGGAGAACAAGATGCGCGGGCGCGGCGCCTGGACGTTCCGCTCCGGCGCGATCGCCTATCACGGCGGCGACGCGATCTGGATCACGCAGAAAGGCAAGTTCACAAAACTGCCGACCGGCATCCACCAGGGCCATCTCTATCCGCGCCTGGCGCCGCTGCCGCGGCCGTGGACCGAGCCGATCGGGCTGGAGGAGAGCCCGGCGCGTAAACTGCTGCTGACCTTCCGCAAGTGGAACTGGACGCGGCCGAAGGTCGATCCCGTGCTCCTGCTCGGCTGGATCGGCTGCGCCATGATCGGCGGCGCGCTGGACTGGCGCTCGGCCATCCTGCTGCTCGGCGACCGCTCGACCGGCAAGAGCACGCTGCAAAACACGCTGCTGCGCATCTTCGGCGACGCGCTGATGCAATCGGCCGACCCGACCGCGGCCTACATCTATCAGAAGATGGCGCATGACAGCCGGCCGGTCGCGCTCGACGAGCTCGAGCCGGACGGAGATCCGCGCAAGGTCGCCAACATGGTGCACCTGATGCGCACCTCGGCGAGCGGCGCGATCGGCGGGCGCGGCGGCCCGACCAAGGGCGAGGCATCCGAATTCCAGATGCGCTCGGCGTTCCTGTTCTCGGCGATCAACAACCCGGTGCGCTCGGCGCAGGATCTGTCGCGCATCGCGGTGCTGCGGCTGCAGGCGCTGGATCTCAACCAGGAGCGGCCGGAGCCGATCGACGAGGAAACCACGGGCCCGATGGTGCTGTCGCTGATGCTGCAGGGCTGGGGCGAGAACGGACACAAGTTCCGGGCGACATTCAACCGCTTCAAGACGGCGCTTGCTGAAGGCGGCCACGGCGGACGCGGCCAGGACACTTACGGCACGCTGCTGGCGTGCGCCGCGATCATGATGGGCGACGAGCTGGCGGCCGAGCTCGGCGTGCCCTTGCGCGAAGGCGAGGAGCTGGAATGGGCGGAAGCCGACATGCTCAAGGCCGACAGCCTGCCTGAAGTCGAGGACGCCGCGCCGAACTACCGGCAGTGCGTCGACCAGATCCTGACGCGGCCGGTGAAGGCCTGGCGCCTGTCGACGCGCAACACAATCGGCCAGACGCTTGAGGAGATCCGCACGACCGATCCCGTCACAGGCGAAGCGCGGCCGGAGCCGCTGCCGGTGGGGACGGCAAAAAAAGACATCAACATCGCCGGCTTCGGCCTGTTCAACGTGCGCGAGATCGTCGCCGGCGTGATGCGGCGCGATCGCATCACCCTTGAGGCCGCGCTGATGAAATACGGCCTCCCGGCCGCGGGCATGGTGCTGGCGGTGCCGAACCGCAGCGTCAAGGTGCAAGAGCACCTGGAGGGCTCGGACTGGCAGTACGGCGCCTGGAAAGACGCGCTGCGGCAATGCGCGGTGCCGGGCGTGATGATCACCCATGCCGACATCAACAAACAGACGATCGACGGCACGCAGACGCGCTGCACGCTGATCGTGCTGGATAAGTACCACGAGGCGCCGGAGAAATGAGGCAGGAACACACGCTCGAATGGGGCGCGCTGGTGCCGAAGAAGCACGGGGACGACATCGGCTCATGGCCGCGTCACGCGCGCAAGGCTGCCAGCGGCGCGATCGAGCGCGGCAAAGCGCATGTCCGCGAAAAGTACGGCGAGTTCGATGAATGTTGCCGGGTAACGTCTTGCCGGCCTGGTAGGGACGGGCAGCATCAGCTCTACATTTGCGTGACGGTGCGGATGCGGGAGCAGGCCGCATGAGTGTTCACGTGCGCCCTAAACTGCTGGTGGCAGACCTGCTGTGCGGCGCCGGCGGATCCTCGACGGGCTGCCAGCAGGCTCTCGACGCGCTCGGCTTCGATATGGAGCTGGTGTGCGTCAATCACTGGCCGGTCGCGATCGAGACGCACAGCAAGAACCATCCGAAGGCCCGGCACTATTGTCAGGACATCTCGGCGGTCCGACCGCACATCGTGGTGCCTGAAGGGCGGCTCGATCTGTTGATGGCCTCGCCTTCGTGCACGCATCATTCGGTCGCGCGGGGCGGCAAGCCGACGTCGGATCAGCAGCGCTCCGATCCGTGGCACATCATCACCTGGCTGACCGAGCTCGACGTCGCCTGCCTGATCATCGAAAACGTCTGGGAATTCCGCAATTGGGGGCCGGTCGATCCGCTGACCGGCAAGCCGATCAAGGCCCGGAAGGGCGAATACTTCAACGCCTGGATCGAGGTCATCCGCAAGCTCGGTTACACGCTCGAATGGCGCAAGCTGAACGCCGCCGACTATGGCGAGGCAACGACGCGGCAGCGCTTCATCCTGTTCGGGCGCAAGGACGGCCGGCCGATCGCCTGGCCGCAGCCGAGCCATGGCGTCGGTACGGGCCGCAATTGGCGGCCGGCGCGGGACATCATCGATTGGAGCATCAAGGGCAAGTCGATCTTCACCCGCAAGCGCAAGCTTGCGGCGAAGACACTCGCGCGGATCGAGGCCGGCGCGATAAAGCACGGTTGGCCGGAGCCGTTCTTGGTCATCCTGCGCAATCACATGGACGGCAAGAGCATTGACGGGCCGTTGCCGACGATCGCGGCCAACGGCAATCATATCGGCCTGGCGCAACCGATCATTCTATCGACCGGCCAGGCGCCTGCGCGAGACGCTGGCGTCCCTCTGCCCACTATCACGACGGGCGGTGCGGGGACGGAAGGGCGGCCGGGCTGCGCGCGACCGATGCTTGTGGAGCCCTTCGTGCTTTCACAGGCGTCCGGCGGTGCGCCCCGCGCGGTGGCAGATCCTCTGCCGACTGCCACAACGGACGGGGCGATTGCGCTGATCTCGCCCTATTACGGCTCCGGCTCAGGCGAGACCTGCAACACAGTGCGGGAGCCGTTGCCCACGGTGACGGCCAAGGCACGGTTCGGCCTGGTCATGCCGGTAACGCACTCCGACAAGAGCAGCCGCGCGCGAGATATCGAGACCGACCCTTTGCCGACCATCACCACGGCCAAGCGAGGCGAGTTGGCTTTCATCGCGGCGTCATTCGGCGAGCGTGAAGGGCAGGCGCCCCGGGTGCACAGTGTCGACGAGCCCACGCCCGCAATCTGCGCCACGGGCCGCATCAACCTAGTCGAGGCCGCCGGCTACGACATCCTGTTCCGCATGCTCGAGCCGCACGAGCTCGCGGCTGCAATGGGCTTCGCCAGCGAGGAGCTGGACTATGAGTTTGCCGGCAACAAGACGCAGAAGGTGAAACAGATAGGCAATGCCGTGCCTGTCAGACTGATGAAGGCTTGCGTTACTGCGGTGATGGGGCCGGTTGCGGAGCCTATGCGCGAGGCCGCCGAATGAGCAACCGACCTTCTCTCCCTAGTGAAGATTGCCCCTAAACCAGCGGCCAGAAATCCAATTAAACTCCTGTTCGACAGGCGCGCGATCGAACCACAGGGTCTTGTAGTGGATCCTGACGACGATGTGCGCGGAGCCGGCACCCGCAACGCCGCACCGAAACCCATCCATCTGCTTTCGCGGTATCATGGGCTTTACACCTGAAGTGCCTAGCGGCACCGAGCGATCCGCGGGCAGCAAGGTTATGCCCTTCATTGTCGCATGACCGCTAGTTGATCTGATCTCGTCTATGTCGCACGCCCAAACGGCATCTTTCATATCGAACCACTCGCTGGCATTCGTCACGGTGAACGGGAGCGCAAACGGATCGCTCGGATTGCTACCGAAGACGTCGATGCGCGGGATGGTGTCTTCGTACATGCTGCGAATGGCAGATATTGCGGGCCACGACAGCACTAACGCTGCGCCGGCTATCAGCAGATATTTGCCCCCGGGGATACTGAGGATCAGAGCCTTGCACCTGGTCTTGATCCAATCGGCACCAAAATTAGCGACATCCGAAGCGGCGGCGGACGCGGGCGGAGACTGCTTCGTCCCATTCCCTTTGCCCTTCTTTCTGTTCTTAGCCATCGTTTGCCTCAGCCAATCAGCTTAAAAGCCCTCGCCCGCTTGCGCCGCGGCTCGATCGCGGGCGGCGGCTTGTCATGGTTGAGCGCGCGCATGACGCCGATGCGCGCCATCATGGGATCGCCGCCGCGCTCCGCGACCAGGATGAGCACCTCTGCCGCTGCCTGCCAATGCGGCTTGCGCTGCTCTGCGGCCGGCAGGCCGGCGATATAGTGGCCCGCGTCTTCCAGTGTCGAGAGCGTGCGGCCGTCTGCCAGTTCGACCGGTTCAAAGAAGGGGGTCGACCAGGGCAAGCTCAGTCCGCAAGCTCGTATGTGTCGCGCAAGGCCGGCAAGATCTGCTCAATCTGCAGCTGCGAAGCGTGGACGCTATTCGGATCCGAACCGTAGGCATTCGCACTGAAGCCATAGACGGGATCAGGGTGAACCTGAACCCTCACATCGCGGCTCACCAGCATGCCAGCGATAACCTCGGCCAATTGTCTCGCACTCCGCTTGCGCTTCATCCCTCGCCCTCGCCCGATGACGGTTGAAAAATGACCGCGCGGCTTGTCCCGCGAGGGCGCTCCTCAACAGCTCATTTCACAACAATCATCCGTAGCACGCGCCCTCGCGCGCCGCGCGGCCTCTGTTTCTTTGCGAACAGCGGTTGACGGGCTGCTCTGCATGTCAGTTTCGGCGCGCGAAGGCTTCTCCGCCGATCGGGCGCGGGGTGTAGACACCAAATGCAAATGGTGTCTTAGCGAGTGTCTAGCCGCAAGCTTCTGAGCGATCACAGCAATCCGCGATATTAGACAGTCAGACACTCAAGACAGTGGCTGTGCTCGTGTGCATGCGCGCGCGCGCGCGCGCGTGTGAGGAAAGTGGTGTCTAACCTGTCTTATTGTCTAATAATAGAAATATAGAAGTGAAATCATCAGCTTGCAAAATCCAGTCGGCTAGACACTCTAGACACTCGCAACCGGGCGAGGCCGGTTGTCGCCGCGCGCGCTGAATTAAATATTGCCGGAAATTCAGCGGGGTAGCGCCGGTCATGGCGAAGAAGGACGGAAAGGCCGCGGTGGCGGGAGTGATTGCGGAGGCCGTTGGCGCCGCGGCGCTCGCGGAGAAGGTCGAGCAGCTCGAGCTGATGCCGGCGATGCGACCGAGCCTCAGTGAGAACCAGGTCGAGCGGGTAACGACGGCGATCAAGGCTGATCGGCGCGGCCGGCCGCCAGGCGCGCAGAACATCGCCAAGCGCGAAATGCTCGATTTCCTGCGCAAGGTCTGCGGAGATCCACTTGAGCGGCGCTTTCGCTATGCGATGCACACGCCTGAGACGCTGGCGATCGAGCTCGGTTGCTCAAAGCTTGAGGCGTTTGATCGCCTGGATCGGATGTGGGGCGAGCTGCAGAAGCTGTTCTACGGCAACATCGCCCAGGTCGATGCCCAGGGCAACGCGGTGACGCCTCGGTTGACGATGGTGTTTCCGGGGCAGTCTGCGCCGGCGCTGGGATCTGACGGCGCGATCCGGCCGCCTTGGATGTACATTGAGCAGACGCAGGAAAATCAAGCACTTAGCGCGCCATCTGAAGCGACGTCGCACGGGGACGTGTCGCATGGTGACGATAAGTGAAGCAACATCAGCGGCTTGGCATCCATCGGCCGCTGATCTCAAATCACCGGCCGCGAGGCCTTCAGAGCCGGTGACGGCTGCAACGATCGTGCGGATCGGTTGCAGCCGAAGGGTACCCCCCCGGCCTGGCCGGTGGGGGTACCCCCCAAAACGCCGCACGCTCCCCCTTTGTGGGTACACTCCGCGATTTTTTTTCCCGTTCGGCTTCCGCCCTGTTCGCACAGGTCGATCGGAAGGTGCGCGAACTTTGGGGGGTCGAACCGGGGCGGGGGGAAATCGGCGATGACCCCGCGCGATCTCCTAGCCGATACGTCGCTCGCCGACGAACTCGGCCACGCCGACCCGTACAAAAATCTGATGGGGCACATCGAAGCGAACGACGACTGGCGGCGCGAGCATCCGCAGGTCGTCGATCAGCTTTTCAAGACGGAAGAGAAAACCGGGAAGGTCAATCTGCTGCGCAGCGCCGGCCCGGTGTCCGACGCGTTCATTCTCAACACCAACGGCATCAGCGTGATCTGCGGGCCCGTAGGCAGCGGCAAAACCATCGCGAGCGTCAAAAAGGGATTGGTCGAGGCCCAAAGAATTTTTCCCGGTGCGGACGGGGTGCGCAACTACAAGCTCGGCTGCGTCACGCAGAAGTACGACAATCAGTGGAAAGCGACAATCCCATCCCACTGGAAAATTTTCCGCAAGGATCTCGCGGGCTCGACCTGGTCCGGCGCGAGCCCGCGCCAGGCGCAACACATCCTGCGCTTCGAGGACGGCTTCGGCGAGATCCGCATGATCAAGGATTTTTTCTCGTTCGGCGAGGAGGCGAACGAGGAGGATCTGCGCGGCCTGGAATATACCGACATCGAGCTGGTCGAGATCGACACGCTGCCACACAAGCTGCTGGTCGGCCTCGGTCGCGCGGTCGGGCGCGAGCCGCCGCAGGAGGTGACGAAGCGCACCGGTCGGCGCTGGGGCGCGCTCAATGCGCCGACCACGCAAAACTGGTGCTACAAATTTTTCTGGGAGGAGGAGCGCCCGCCCTACAAGCTGTTCATGCAGCCCGGCGGCATGGATCCCGGTGCGGAGAACCTCGAGGCACATGGCGGGCGCGGCTACTACGAGCAGATCATCGCCGAGAACTGGAACGATCAATACTACGTCCGGCGTATGGTGCACGCGATCCCCGGCCCGATCCGTGCGACAAACATGGTCTATGACAAGTTCAATGAAATGCAGCAGCTCGCGAAGGCGACGCTGATCCCGGATCCTGCGTTGCCTATCCTTGTCGGCATCGATGGCGGCTTCACACCCGCGGTCGTCTATGCGCAGGAGATGCCGGATGCGCAGTTTCGGGTCTATGCCGAGATCGCGATGGAGCGCGCCGGCATGGAGGAACTTGCCAAGGCAATGCTCGCGCTGGAAGCGTGGCGGTTTCCGGGCTGTGAATTCCGCGACGTCTGCGATCCCGCGATGGTGGCGGGCGAGGACAAGGTACCGGAGGGCGAGATCCAGCAGATCTCGCGCGGCTCGGATCGGCAACGCCTGTCGAAACTGTTGGGCCGGAAGGTGCAGCTCGCCCAATCGAACGACGTGGGCCGTCGTCACGATGCCGTGCGCGCGAAGATCGGCGACGGCGGCAGCGGGTACCTGCTCGACCCTTCCTGCAAAGGCCTGATCCGGGGCAAGCGCGAAACCTATCAGTTCCGCACCGTCCAGGGCACCAACGACATCTCGTCGGTAAAGCCGACCTTTGACACTCATGTCGCCGATGCCGAGCAGTATGCGGCAATGGAATGCGGTACCGACGCGGCGCGGCGCCGGCGTAGCGATCTGCAGAACAACCGCGCCAAGCGCCGCGAGGAGGCCCGCGGCGCCGGCCGCTACAATCCGATCAAGCGAAAAAGGGCTTGAAAAGCCCGGTTGACGCCGCCGGCCCGCCCGTAGGGTTCGGGCCGATCAAACCCCGGCAGGCCTCGCCATGGCATTTCTCGCAAATGTTTTCTCCAGTCCGGCGTTCGCCGACAGTTTCGGAATTGGGCAGCAGGGCCCGGATCCGTTCACACAGGCGTTGCAGGCCTCGCTGCAGGCGCAGAAGGACGCCAACGCCATCGCGGCGGCGGCGTCCGTGCCGCAGCAGGATAGCGAGAGCGCGCGCTCGGCGGCCGATGCGCAGCGGCGTAAGCTGATGCAGGGGTCGAGCTTCGGCATCGGCCTGCCGACCGCGCTCGGCGCCCCGCCGGTCGGTTATCGCCTGCTGTCGGGGCAGTGACATGGATGAACCTGATCGCCTGCACTACCAGATCGTTTCTTCGTTGCCGATGAAAACAATCGACGCACAGGATGCGCCGTTACTCAATCCGGACGCGCTGCTCCCGTGTGATGTCATTTTACCGAACGGCACAATCATCGAGACTGGTTGCAGCCTTCGCACACTGATCGTTGCGCTGCGAGTGCGTGGAATGGTGCCTCCGTCATGAGCGCCTGGACCGACATCGAGCCGCGCCATGCCGAGCTGAAGAAGAAGCGCGCGCTGGAGGAGCCGCGCTGGCGCGAGATCGCGCGGCTGATGCAGAGCGACGAGGATCTGTCCGGCGGCAACCGCAACGACCAGCGCAACCAGAACGGCGACGATCCCTTCGACAGCACGCCGCTCTACTCTAACGATGATTTCGTCGGCGGCATGTTCTCCAAGGCGGTCAATCCGGCGGAGCGCTGGTTTTCCTGGGGCGTGCCGACCGATCCGGATCTCGCCAACTGGAAGCCCGCCAAGGATTATCTGTGGAAGTACACCGGCCTGATCCTGGCTTCGCTCGATCCGACCATCGACAATTTCTACCTCAACGCGCCCGCCTGGTTCGGCGATCTCGGCATGTTCGCGACCGGCTTCATGTGGCAGGAGGAGATGGTCGGGCAGGGGCGCATCGTCACGCCGAACCTTGCGCTCGCGGGCTGCTTCAAGGATGTCGACGCCAACGGCGATCTCGACACCTTCCATCGCGAATTCCGCCTGACCGGCCGCCAGGCCAAGGGCAAGTTCGGCAACCGCGCGCCAGACGCGCGCGACGACGAAGAGATCTTGTTCGTGCACGCGGTCGGGCCAAATCCGGAAAGCAAGCCCGGCAGTCCGTTTGCCAAGTACATGCCGTTCCGCTCCTGCTACGCCTCGCCGGACAAGACCAATTTTTACGTCGAGAGCGGCTATCTCGATTTGCCCGTTCATCAGATCGAATGGTCGATGCGGTCGGGCCGGACCTGGGCACGCGGCATCGCCCACAATGCGCTGCCCGACATGTCCTCGCTCGACGAGGTTGCGCGCGCAACCATGGTCGGCATCCAGTTCGATGCCGAGCCGATGTGGTGGGCAGCCGACGAGGACGTGCTGACAACGGCCGACATCGTGCCGGGCAATGTGCTCTATGGCGAGAGCTCGGCGGGAAAGCCGCCGGTGCAGCTCCTGGAGCGCGCCAAGCAAATGACGTTGCCGCTGCAACTCCAGAACGATTTGCGCAACCAGGTGCGGCGCGCCTTTCGCTTCGCACTATCTCAAGTACTCGCCTCGCGGCCGCAGATGACGGCGGAGGAGGTGCAGGCCTTCAGCCAGGACGAATTGAGGTCGCTGTCGCCCAACCTTGTTCGCATCCAGCGCGGGCTCGGTGGCTTCATCAAGCGCCGGGCTCAACTGCTCGATCGGATGGGCGTGGTGCTGCGCACGATCGGACCTCCGCCGCCGGAGCTGCTGCGCGCCGCTGTGACACCGACCTTCGTCTCGCCATTCGTGAAGGCGCAGAAGGCCGATGTTGCCAATGGCGCCATGAGTTGGGTGGGGAGCAAGGTCAAGCTGTTCGAGGCGACGCAGGATCCGGCATGGCTCGACGATATCGACACGGACGGCGTCTCGGCTTTGCTGCATGACGCACAGTCGGGCGTTCCCTCGATCAAGCTGGATCCGCGCCTCGTCGACCAGAAGCGCCAGGCGCGAGCACAGGCACAGCATGCTCAACAGCAACTGGTGATGCAAGAGCAGGCGGCCTCGATCTATGCCGACGTCTCGCACGCCGACCAGGCCAAGACGCTCGCGAAGGGGCGCGCCGCAAAATGAGAAAGATCAAGTTCGAGAATTGGCCGCACTGGTTTCGTTCGGTCTGGGGGGACGATCAGCGCCGCATGGAGGTGCTGCGCGGCTACATCGCTTTCGGCGATCAGTTCAAAGCGACGATGGCCGATATTGCCCTGCGCAACAACGCGTTCGCGCCGATCAACGAACCGAACCCGCATCTGGCCGCGATCGCCGAAGGGCGCCGCCAATGCGCGCTGGAGATCTTCAAGCTCGCCAACATCGACCACGTCGCGCTGTTCGAGATGACCAAAATTGACCGCCGCACAGGAGACAAAAAATGAAGGCATTCGATTTCTACAAGCGACCCTATCTGTTCGACGAGCAAGCCAGCGGCCAGGGTGGCGGCAGCGGAAGTCAGGGCGGCGGTGGCGGCCAGCAAGGCGGCGGTCAACAGGGCGGCGGCCAGCAGAGCGGTGGTGGCCAACAGCAGGGCGGTGGCCAGCAGGGCGGCTCCAACGACCAAGGCTGGTGGCGCGGCGAGAGCTACAAGGGCCTCGACGCCGACACGGTGAAATTCCTCGACGGCAAGAACTTCCCCGACGTCGCCACCGCGCTGTCGTCGGCGCGCCAGGCCGACACGATGGCGCGCGACCGCAACGTCATCAGCAAGCCCGACGCCAACAATCTGAAGGGCTGGGGCGGCTACACCGAGCTTGGTTGGACGCCCGACCGGCAGGCCTACAAGCTGGAAGCGCCGAAGCTCGGCGAGGGCGAGGTGCACGACGAGAAGGCCTTCGCGAAGTTCACCGATCTCGCCCACGACGCGCGCCTCGCGCCATGGCAGGCCAAGGCGGTGTTCGACGGCCTGCACAAGCACACCAACGATAGCCTGAAGTCGCTGCGCGATGCCGGCGCTGCGGCCAACCGCGAGCTGTCGGAAGGTCTCAAGGCCAAGTGGGGCGCCGACAAGTACGATGAGAAAGTCGAGCTCGCCAAGCGCGCCTTCAGCCATTTCAAGCCGGATGCCATCACCGGTGCGCAGATGGATCAGCTCATGGGCTCAGCCGCTATGGTCGAGCTGTTCGAGAAGATTGGCTCTGCGATGGGCGAAGGCAATCTCGTCGGGCAGAACGGCGGTGGTTTTGGCCAGATGACGCCGGCACAGGCGCGGGCGGAGCGGCTGAAGCTTCAGAACGATCCCGCGTGGATGAAGATCTTCAACGATCCCCGGCATCCGCAGAACAAGGACTACATCAAGCAGCGGCAGGATCTGATCGACATTGAAGCGCGTCACTGATGGCGCGCTTGCGAAAGTGGCAGGAAACAGCAGGAGGACAAAATGGAGCCTGAGAAACTGACCGCAGCCGAGGCGGCGGCGGAGAAGCAACGCAAGGAAGATCTCGCTGCCGAGATCAAGCGTAAGGACGATGTCGAGCTGAAGCTGTTTGCGCAGCAGATCGGCATTGATGCCGACAAGCATCCGAAGCGCGAGGATCTGCAAGCGGCCATCGAGCTCAAGGCCGAGGAGGATGCCGCGGCCGGCCGCAAGGCGATCCGCGATGCCGACGAGGAGCAGGCCAAGAGCGTCGCCACGGAAGAGGATCGGCGCACGGCCAGCGCCCGCGCCGTTCGGGCGCTGGATGCCGAGTTCTGCCGGCAGGTGCCGCAGGAGGCCTATAGCGGCAGCTTCGAGCCGGGCGAGGCACATCCTCGCTTTGGCGGCGAGTACGAGGTGCCGAACGGCAAATATCGCCGCACCGGCTCGGAATGGGTGTTCGAGTTTAGGAAGAAGCGCCTCATCAGCGCTGTTCGTGCCACTGCCGCCAACAATTACGGCGGAGAAGGCGTGAAGGCGGTCGACTAGCGCGGTTGACGGCTTTGGCCGTCGCCTAGGTTCGCGTTCGTGAATGAGTTCCTTTCTGTTGGTGACTTGGCGGCAGCGTGTGAGGCTGCCGCCATTCCTTTCCCTTCTGTGGCCGCACCCCGCCGCCGCCGTTCCAGGCACCGCCGGGCCCGCCTGACCTGAGCGAAAGCCGCTCCGCCGATCGCGGGCGTTAAACGATAGGCGGGCCCGCTGATTACTCAGCCGCACCCCGGCCGAAGCAACCGAACCCTTCAACGCTTCGTCCGGAGATCCCCATGGGACCGATTACCGACGCACATAAACTCACTTATGCCGAGAACGTGGCGCTGGCTGTCCAGCAGAAGCGCTCGCGCCTCGACATGGGCTTCACCTACCATTCCGGCCTCTCCGGCCGGCAAATGACCTTGCTCGAGCTCATCGGCTCGACCACCGCCGTCGTCGACCTCGGCCGCAAGGCCGACACGCCCGACATCGACAACGCGATCGAGCCGGTGTGGGTCCGCCCGCGTCAGCTCGCCTGGGGCAAGCTGATCGAAAAGGAAGACGCCATCAAGGCGTTGACCGATTACCAGTCGCCGTTCGTCCAGGCCGGCGCCGCGGCGATGGTGCGCGGCAAGGATGTCATCCTCGGTTCGTCAGTGTTTGCCTCGCGCGTGATCGGCCAGGATGGCACGACGGTGTCGGCCTGGGCTGGCCAGACCGTAGGCGTCGGTGTAGGCGCCAGCGCAACCGACGACACCACGGCGACCGGCATGAACGTGCGCAAGCTGCTTCGCGCACGGCGCTACATGCAGGCGGGCCAGGTCGAGACCGGCGACGAGGAGCTGTTCTTCTCCGGCAACGCGCAACAGACCGAAGAGCTGTTTCGCGACCTGACCTTCATCAGCCACGACTACCGCCAGGGCAAGCCGCTGGAGACGCCGGACGAGCCGCAGCGGATCCTCAACATCACGATCCTGCCGCCGAACGACGGTTCGGCCGCGCTGCCGGACTATGACGGCTCGACCTACACGGCCGCGCTTTGGTGCAAGTCGGGCATGCATTGGGGTCCGTTCGATCCGCTCACGGTCAACGTGCCGCTGCGGCCCGACAAGATGATGCGGCCGCATCCGCAGATGGAGGAATGGCTCGGCGCCACCCGCTCCGAAGACATCAAGGTCGTGAAGATCCTGACGAAGAAGTAACGCGCGCTGGTGCTGGCCTTCGGGCCAGCACCTTCACCCTTTCAACGTTCTTTCAAGGAGCCATCCATGGCAGTTGTGACCAAATACGGAACCGGCGCGCGCGATCCGTCGTCGCTGAAGGCGATCGACGGCATCAACGCCGCCGCGGAAGTCCGCAAGATCCGGTCGCTGATCGTGATCACCAATGGCGACAGCGCGACGTCGAAATACATGATCGGCGAAGCGCCGGCCGACGCCATCATCGACGCCGGCAATTCGGTGATCACCTTCGACGCACTCACCAGCGTGACAGATGCGGACATCGGTGTCGCCTATCCGAACGGCGGCGCGATGATCGTGGCCGATTGCATCGTCAACGGCCACGACATCCACCTGGCGGGATCGACCACGCTTGCCGCGGCGACCGGATCGGGTGTGGCGACGGCCGCGAACAAGGCAAAGCGGTTATGGGAGCTTGCCGGCCTCACGTCCAATCCCGGCGGCAATCTGGCGCTGTGGCTGACGCTCAATGCCGGCGCGACGGCCGGGGGCAACGTGCACTGCAAGATCGAGTACGACAAGGGCGCGTAAGGCGACGCGTGCCAATCGCCGCGCGGATGCCCGCGCGGCGCTCTCTTTGCGTTTCCGGGGCGGTGATGACAGCAGCGATCGGCACGGAAGAATATGCGGCGAACCTCGCGCTGGGCCATCTCGGCCAGCCCGAGATCGCGCTGATGTCGGACGCGACGACGCGGGCGCGCAAGATGCGGCTGTTCTTTCCGGCCGCGCGCCGTTCCACCCTGCGGCTGAAGCACTGGAATTTCGCCACCGGCTGGGCGCAGCCTGCGCGCGATCCGGTGCAATCGCTGGGGCACCTCAAGCTGCGCTTTCCTTTGCCGGCCGATTGCCTGCGGGTGCGCTACATCAAGGGCGATCCGCGGCGCGAGTGGGATGTCGAGAGTGGCGCGGCCTCGGTGGGGGGCGTCGACGCCGAAGTGATGATCCTCGTCACCAACATCAACGATCCGACCGTCTGCTACACCAAGGACGTTCCCGCACCGCGGCTCTGGGACGATCTGTTTCTCGAAGCTTTCGCCCTGATGCTGGCCGGCCTCGGCGCCGAAAGTCTCGGCCGCTCGCGCGAGCTTGGCGCCGAGCTGCAGAAGCGCGCCGAGGACAAGATCTCCGGCGCGGCCACGGTCGACGCCAAGGAGCGCCGCAAGGAGTGCCGTCCGGAGACGTCCTGGGAAGCCATGCGCCGCGGTGGCGGCTTCTCCGGCCGTTATCTGCGGTAGCAAACAATGACCGCCGCCTCTAAAATCGATCGCGTCACCTTCGCCGGCGGTGAGCTCGGCGTGCAGCTCGCCGGCCGCGCGGATCTGGCGAAATACCAGATCGCGGTCGAGAAGGCGGAGAACTTCATCGTCATGAAGGGCGGCGGCGCGACGCGCGCGCCCGGGACGCGCTTCGTGCTCGAGGCGCGGGATCAGTCCCAGCTCTGCGCTATGATCCCGTTCCGGCGCTCGCCGTCGGATTATTTCATGCTGATGATCAACGGGGGCGCCGCGCGCTTCCTGCGCCAAGGCGGGTTTCTGCAGAAGCCCGACACCTCGCCTTACGAGATGCCTGTGCCGTGGGTCGAGAGCGACCTTGACAGCCTGCGCTTCGCCCAGGCCGGCAATTCCATCTATGTCGCAAGCGGCAGCAAAAAGCCGCAGGTGATCACGCGCATCGACAATCTCAACTGGACCTGCACGGATTTCTCGCCCGATACGGGCCCGATCGACAGTCAGAACGTCGACACCTCGATCACCGTGCAGGCGAGCGCGGTGACCGGCAACGTCGACCTCACGGGCAGCAATTCTCCGTTCACGGCGGACATGGCCGGCGGCGTGATGCGGCTCGACGACCGCGACCTGTCGTTGACGCCGGAATGGCTGACGACGGAAACCGGCATTGCCCTCAACGCACAGCGGCGCTGGAATGGCAACGTCTATCAGGCGATGGTGGCCGGCGCAGACGCCGGGCCCAATCCGCCGGTTCATACCGAGGGCGACGTCTCGGCCGGCCAGGGCAAGCAGACCTGGCGCTTTCTGCATCCCGGTTACGGCTATGTCCGGATTACCAGCTTTACCTCGGCCAACGCGGTCGCCGGCACGGTGCTGAAGCAATTGCCGGCCACGGTGGTGTCGGGTGCGACCTATCGCTGGTCGCCGCCGGCGTGGACGTCGAGCAAGGGCTACCCGGGCATGGTGGCGTTCGATTTTCCACGGGTCGGCTGGTACCGCGACAACCTGTATTGGCTGACAGGTGATGACGATGCGCAGAATTTCGACCTCGCCAACGCCGACGATACGGATGCCATGGCGGGTCGCGTGATCGCGGCCGATGGCAGCCTGGTCGACATCCAATGGGCGCTGCCTTCGTCCGGTATCCTGCTGCTCGGCGGCTCCGATGCGGAAGTCGTGTTGCGGGGGCCATCAGCGTTTGACCCCCTGACCCCGCGCACGGCCAAGCCGTTCATCATGGGTTCGGACGGGTCGGCGCCGCAGATCGCAACCGCGATCGACGGCGGCGTGATGTTCCTGGGGCGCACGCGCAAGCGGCTGCACTACACCAAGATCGACCCGGCCAGCCAGTCGCAGCAACTGGCGAGCCAGGAGCTGTCGGTTCATGCCGAGCACATCTTCGCTCCCGGCATGGTCGGCGGCTGCTGGCAGCGCGACCCGTTCCGGGTGTTCTGGATGTGGTTTCTGGATGGCTCGATCGCCTCGCTGACCTTCATGCCGGAACAGCAGATCGCGGCGTTCTGCCGGCATCCGCGCATCAATGCCTTTGTCGAGCGCATGGCCTGCATCCCCTCGGTGTCGTCGGGCACGGATGAGGTGTACCTGCAGGTCCGGCGCACGATCAACGGCCAGACCCGGCGCTACAGCGAGATGCTGGCGGATTACTTCCAGGCGCCGCAGGATCTGGCGGCGCCGACAGCGGCGGGCGCCTGGTTTCTCGACTGCGCCCTGCGCATCACGGGATCCCTGCGAACAGAGATCACCCAGCTTGCGCATCTCGAAGGCCAGGAGGTGGCCGTGTTCGCCGATGGCGCGATGCAGAAGCGCAAGACGGTCGCCGGCGGCAAGATCGCGCTGGACCGGCCGTCAAGCGACGTCCTGGTCGGCCTGCCCGTGCGCGGCTACATCCGCGACCTACCACGCAACTTCGACCGCCAGGGCGGGTCGACGACTGGCGACCAGAAGAACATTCACGAGGCGCTGGTGCGCGTGCTCTACGCCGGCGGCGGCGCCATCCGCGTCTACAATCCGGAAGAGGACAATCCGGAGCTGTGGGAGCCGTTGATCCAGACCGGAGCGCAGAATTACGGCGGCTTCCCGCCGCTGTTCACGGGCCAGCGCAAGCTCACGGTCGAGGGCGCATGGGCCAGCGAAGCCCAGCTCGAATTCGTCTGCGACGACGCGATGCCCTGCACGGTGCTGGCGCTGTCGCCCAAGATCGACGTGGTGGAGAGCTAGTCATGGATCCCTTCACCATCGCCTCGCTGGCCTCTACCGCGATCAACGTGGTGGGCAAGCTGTTCGGCGGCTCCTCGGCCAAGGAGGCGGATTTGGCGCAGGCGGCCTCTTACGACCGCCGCGCCGGCATCTCCGATTTCAACGCGATGCTCTATGGCAGCCAGGCCGACGTCGCCCATCTCGGCGTCGACTTCGCCGCGTCGAAGGAGCGGACCGAGCTCGGCAAGGTCTACGAGGCCGGCCGGCAGACACTGGCGGCGCAGCGTTCGTATTTTGCCGGCGGCAATCTCGACCCGACCTTCGGATCGCCCTTGCTGGTGCAAGCGATCACGGCCGGCCGGATCGCGACCGATGCCGATATCGCCAAAGCTTCCTTCGCGATCGGCAAGGCAGACGCGCTGACGACCGAGGCAAATCTGCGCGGCCAGGCCTATGGCGCAACGCTGCAGGCGCAGAGCGACCGCGCCAGCGCGGCAGCGCTGCGCGACAAGGGCGATGCCGACATGCTGTCGGGCCTGCTCGGCGCCGGCACCTCGCTGCTGTCGGGGCTGAGCGGGATGAGTGGCGGGTTTGGCGGTGGCGGCGGCGCGCTCGGCACCATGCAGGTCGGCAGCCAGCTTTTTCCCGCGTATCGCTGAGGATCCGTGACGATGGCAGGACCGCCCGAATATCAGATGCGCGAACAGCTCGGCAGTGGCCCGTCCCCGGGCCTGCACGGGCTGCAGGCGCCGTCAAATCCCGTCGTGGCCGATCGGTCCTCGATCGGCTCGGCACTCTCCGGCTTTGGCGCCGAGCTCGCGCATGTCGTGCAGAAGGTCAAGACCGGCGAGCAGAACACCCTCGCGTCGCAGGGGCTCGAAAGCTTCATTCAGAAAAACTACGAGCTGCGCACCAAATATTCCGAGAGCGCGGACTATCAGGGCGCAGAAGTCAGCTTCCGCGACGACATCGACCAGGCCAAGCGCGACAGCCTGGAGAACATCGACGATCCCGCGGTTCGGGCGCAAACCGCCGTGCAGATGGAGCGCCTCGCAGTTGCCTCGCAAGGCCAGGTGCGCGCGGCGCAGATGGCGCGGCAGAAGAAGATCAACGACGAGGCGTTGACGACGGTCAAGAAAGCGGCCGTGCTCGGCGCCACTACGGCGAGCTCGCCAATGGAGCGGGCGGCAGCCGTCGACATGGCCGACACCGAGATCTCGCGCATGGAGCGTTCGGGATGGATCGACAGCCGCGCCGCCGAGGCGCATGTCACCGATTTCGGCCGCACACTCGATGCGGCCGATGCGACCGCCGCGATCAAGGCCAATCCGGGCGCTGCGATCTCCGCGCTGTCGGAGGGCGCGTTTCCGTTTCTCGATACGGCGCAGCGCGGGGCGCTGTTCAACGCGGCCTATCGAACCGAGGCGATGAACGATAGCGCGGCAACGCGCGCGCCGTTCTCGAACGCGCTGGATCTCACTGTGGCCGGCACGCTGACGCCGGAGTATGTGGCCGCGCATGCCGAGAGCCTGCCGGCTGTCAAGGCGGACGCCTTGATGCGGGCGGCTTCGCCCGATCGCGTCGCCGACACGCAGCCGAAGGTGCAGGCCTCGCTCCTGCGCGGCGCCGTGGTCGATCCGGAAGCGACGATCGGAGAGGCACTGAGCGCCTATGCGTCGGGCGCGATCGGGCAGGGCGATTTCGGCCAGATCGTCGCCCTGACGCGCGCGGTTGCCTCCGACGACGTGACGCGGCCGTGGGTGAACGAAACCCGGCAGCGCCTGGCCGGCCTCGTCGCCAAGCGGCGCGATCAGGATCCGGCCTCGGCCGCGCGCCAGGCAATGGCGATCCCGGCTTTCGAGCAGTGGCTTTCCGACAATCCCGACGCGCCGCAGGCCGATATCGAGGCGCAGGCCGCGGGCCTTGCCGCCGACAGCTTGATGGCCGCCGCAAGCCACGATGTCTCGACCATGCCGCTGCCGCGCTTTGCCACCATGGCGCGCGGCAAGATCGACGTCGACCACGTCTCGGCGATTGCCGAGCGCACGCTGGCCGCGCGCAAGGATGGGACGCTGTCGAATCGCGAGATGATCGAGCAGGCGGATCTGCTGGCGCGATGGAACGATGCGCTCGGCCAGATCAGCAAGGGGACCGCGCCATGAGCGACGATGGTATCGAGCCGGATCCGGAAGCCGCGCCGGCGCCGCGAACGACGCGCATCTATGTCTCGCCGCTGCGCCCGATCGAGGACGGGCTGAAGATCTCCGATTATGAGGGCGTCGCTGGCACCGGGCCTCGCGTGCCCGGCAATGCGCCGGCACAAGGCGGCTCGCTGCCGGATCCGGAAGACGAGGGCGACGATGCCGAAGGCGCGCTTGCGGCCCAGCATGACGCGCGGCGGCTTTCGGGCGCGGAGGAGACGCTGCGGCGCCTGGCGCCGCAGGTGGATGCGACGCCGAACCCAGAGGACGTCGCCGCCGACGAATACGGTTCGTCCTATCGCGATGCGAAGCCGCCGGAGCAAAGGGCTGCGCCGGCGCCGCGGGCGGACGCTGCTTCGGAAGAGCAGCTTGCGGCGGCCAATGCGTTCGAGGCGGCAGCGCGCCGGATCTCCGACGCGGTGATCAGCCCCGCCAAAGGTGGCGACCCCGCGGAGAAGACCGATCTGGTGCCGATCGCGCGGGATCTGGCGCGCGGCACGGTCGAGGCGCCCAGGCAGATCGTCGGCGGCATCCGCGACGCAGCGCAGGCCACGATCGATTTTGCCGACTGGCTCACCGGGATCGACAAGACGCAATTCGAGACCGGCGGCAAGACGCTGGATTACAAGGACGTCAAGCGCGATCTGCCGGAGGTGAAGAAGCCGAAGACCGTGACGGGCGGCCTGGTGCGCGGCGTCTCGCAGTTCCTGGCGGGCTTCGCCGGCGCCGGCAAGGTGGTGGCGCCGCTCAAGCTCGCCGGGCGGATCGGCACCGCTGGCACGGCCGCGGTCAAGGGCGCGGTTGCGGACTTTGTCGCGTTCGACGCGCACCAGCAGCGGCTCGGCAACCTGATCGAGAAAAATCCGGAGCTGAAAAATCCCGTCACTGCCTACCTTGCCAGCAAGCCCGGCGACGGCGAGGCCGAAGGCCGCTTCAAGAATGCGGTCGAGGGCCTCGGTCTCGGCGTGATGGCGGAGGGCCTGATCAAGGCCGTGCGTTATGTCCGCGACACCCAGCGCGCCGCCGGCGCGGCGGTCCCTGCCAAGAGCAAGCCGATGCCGCGCGCGGCCGGCAACATGGACCTGCTCGGCGACGAGAGCGCGCCGCTGCTGGTGAAGGGCAAGGGCGCGCCGGATGAAGCCGGACGGCTCGATGCCGAGACGCTGCACGGCGAGGCGCTGCAGGGCCATGGCGTGCCCGACGACATCATGGCCAAGGCGGTGTCGCACGCGCCCCTGAGCGAGGGCGCGGACGCGGTCTATGTCAACTTCGCGCGCATCAACTCGCCCGACGACGTCAAGGCGGTGATCGCCTCGACCGCGGAAGCGTTTCGCGCGGATATCGAGGCCGCCAGGCGCGGCGTGCGCAGCAACGAAGTCACGATGAAAGCGGCGGACGGCGAGGACGCCTGGAAAGCGCTGATCGACCGCCGCCAGGGCCAGCCGCTCAATGCCGAGCAGTCGCTGGCTGCGCGCAGGCTGTGGGAAGCCAGCGCCACCAAGCTGCTCGACGTCGCGCGTGCGGCGGAAGCGGCGCCGTCACCGGAGAATTTGTTCCAGTTCCGCCGCATGCTGGCGATCCATAACGCCGTGCAGGCGGAGGTGATTGCGGCCCGCACGGAGACGGCGCGCGCGCTGCAGAGCTGGAACATCCCGGCCGGCGGCGGCGGCGCCGAGCGCCTGCGCGCGATCGAGAACGTGCTGGCGAGCCACGGCGGCGATGCCACGGCCGAGCAGCTCGCGCGCGAGGTGGCGGCACTGGCGCGGATGCCGGGCGGCCTGCCGGCGCTGGCCGACATCGCCGAAAAGGGCGCGATGACGCGCTCGATCGACGTGGCGAAAGAGGTGTGGGTCAACGCGCTGCTGTCGAACCCGAAAACCCATGTCGTCAACATGCTCGGCAACACCGCGGGCCTGCTGTCGGAGCTGGTCGAGCGCGCGGCGGCCGGCGTCTATTCGCAGGCGATCGGCTCCGGCGCGATCTCCCCGCGGGAAGGCGCGGCCAAGGCCTTCGCGCTGCGCCAGGGCATGCAGGAGGGATTGCGGCTGGCCTGGAAGTCGGCCAGGACGGGCGAGAGCCAGTTCGGCCCGGAGACGCTGAAATCCGAAGCGGGCGGCTTCGGCAAGGCGATCTCGGCTGAAGCGCTGCACATGTCGCCGGACGACTGGATGGGGCGCGGCGTCGATGCGCTCGGCACCGTCGTCAACGTGCCGACGCGGCTCCTCGGCGCCGAGGACGATTTCTTCAAGGCCATCGCCTACCGCATGGAGGTCAACGCCCAGGCCTTCCGCAAGGCCTCGGACGAGCTGATCGACGGCCGCCTTGCACCGGAGGCGCTGAACGGGCGCCTGGTCGAGCTGATGCGCAATCCGCCGGAGAGCGTGCGATTGGATGCGGCCGACTATGCCAGCTACCAGACCTTCACGGCCGCGCCCGGCGAGCTGGTGCGCGCGCTCAACACGCTGGAGCGGCGCTTCTCTGGCGGATCAAGCGGAGAGCAGATCGCCGGCCTTGCCATGCGAATGCTGATCCCGTTCCGCAACACGCCGGCGAACCTGGTCAAATACGGCTTCGAGCGGACGCCGCTGGCGCCGCTGATGAACCGCTATCGCGAGGCCATCGCGCAAGGCGGCGCTGCGGCGGACATCGCGCGGGCGCGAATGTCGCTCGGCACCATGTCGATGCTGGCGCTGATGGATCTCGCGCTCGACGGCAATATCACCGGCGGCGGCCCGCGCGGCGATGCGCACAAGGGCGACCTGCAGACGCTCTATCGCGCCGGTTGGCAGCCCTACAGCATCAAGGTCGGGGATCGTTACTACTCCTACCGCCGCACCGACCCTTTCGGCCTGTTCATGGGGACGGCGGCGGACCTTGCCGACATCATCGCCAATTCCTCGATCGACGAGGACAAGCGCGACAGCGTGCTTTCCGCCGCGGCGATGGCCTCGGCCTCGTTCGGCAACCTGGTGCTCGACAAGACCTACATGTCGACGCTGTCGGCAACGATCGACGTGCTGCACAATCCCGACCGCGCGCCGACCTTCTTCACGCAGCGGTTTGCGGCGTTCTCGCCGGCCGTGCTCGGCGAAGTCCGCCGCCAGGTCGATCCTTACGTGCGCTACTCGGCCTCGTTCGTGGAGGAGCTGCGCAACCGCACGCCGGGCCTCTCGGAAGATCTGCCGCAGGCGCGCGACTTCTGGGGGCGGACGCGGGACTATCAGTCCGGTCTCGGCAAGATCTATGACGCGCTGTCGCCGATCGCATCGCGCCGCTACAATCCGGAGCCGATCGACCGCGAGGCCATCGCCAACGATTTCAACATGGCGATGCCGCAATGGACGTTCGCGACCGGCCAGGGCACCACGCTGGCGCTGCGCAACCGCCCGGCCATGTATGCCCGCTTCCTCGAGATCCGCGGCCAGGAGAAGCCTTCGACCATGGGTAGCGGCAAGCCGGTCGAGCTCATCATCCGCAAATACGGCGACAAGCCGCTGCTGCCGCTGCTCAACGATATCGTCGAGGGCCGCGCCGGCGCGCTGTCCGAGCAATACGCCGCGGCCGGCGGCGGCAAGTCCGGCGGCAAGGACAACATGGTGACCAAGATCGTCGCCGACTACACCCGGGCGGCCAAGATCAAGCTCCTGAGCGAGTTCGAGGAGGCGCAGGCAGTGGTCGAGCGGAAGAAGGCGAAGCGGGCGGCGAGCCAGTAGGCGGTTGACAGGGGTGCCGGGCGGCTAGGGTCGGCGCCGAACAGGAGGCAAAGGATGGGTATCGAGAGCGAGCTGAGCAGGCTGGGATCGGTCCGCGGCGCGGCGGCCGTCGACCTGTCCTCGGCCGATTACACCGCGCCTGGCGGCGTTCGCGGCATCTATGTCGGCGTTTCCGGTGATGTGAAGGTCGACCTGGTCGACGGCTCAACGGGCATCACCTTTGTGAGCCTCGCCGCCGGCGTCGAGCATGCGATCGCGGTCACCAAGATCTACAAGACCGGCACCACCGCAACCAGCGTCCTGGCGCTGAAGTGACATGTTCGGGCTCGGCCTGACATTTCCGCCGTCCGCTGGCCTTGGGAGAGTGGAGGGGGGCGCAACGCCGACGACGGCGTCGGCATCAACCCGCGCTCAGGTTGGTTGGGAGCTTCAGGCTGTCGGTACTAACAACCTGCTCGGCGTCCGCATGTTCGACTTCTCGAACATCGACATCACGGACACGTCGCCGGAGTTCTGGAACGGGTCGGTGCTTGCAACGCTAGCCGGCGGCCCGCAGGAGATCGATGGGCTGTCGCCTGTTACCTTGATGATCTCGACACTGACGGGTGTCGACGCAACGCTAGGCCAGGGTGGAGCAAATCAGTCGGCGGCAACGCTCTATTCGCGGACTTGGTCGAACGTGAAGAATGATGTGCCGGGATTTCTATGGAAGAAGGACGGCACGGCGGCGACATATGCCGATTTTGTCGCGGATGGTGGCTCGGTCACAACGACGACCAACGCGAACGATACGATCAACATTCCGACGTGGGGTTATCGCGTCAAGCTCGATCCGCTCACGGGTGTCCCGCTAGCTAAGCTCACGGCGCTTGCCTACCAATTCAACGAGACGCGACCCGCGCCGCTTGCTGTTTCATCTGCGTCGCAGGTTGGAACGACAGTTACGGTGGTGACCTCCGCGTCGCACGGCATAAAGAACGGCGAGCGGCGCCATATGACCGGGTTCACTCCGTCCGGTTACAACACTGTCGCGTCGAATGGCGGCGCGGTGTTAACGGTCGTCGATCCCACGACGTTTACCTATCAAGCGACAGCGGGGCTCGGTGCGGTCACGGTGAATGGGACGGTCCAGGCGCTACGCCCTTGCAGCCAGCGCACTCAGACTGTCGGGTCGTCGGAAAACCCGTTTGGCGACATCGTTCAAAGTGCCGCGTCGTTCGCGACCATGCCGGTCAACAGCAAGAGCTGGACGAACAACATGGCGCTGCAAACAGGCAATCTGTTCGTCCCGTATTTTGCGCGCGTCGACGGCCGGTCGCTGGCCGGAAAAAGGCCTGTCGGCGTAGCCGGCGATAGTTTGTCGGCGTGGGTCAACGACGCCGGCACGCTCAATCCATCTGGTAGCCACATTAAGGGTGACGCCTACGGCTCGCTCAACTTCATCCGCCGAGCTCTGCGGGCCGCCGGTTATTCGTGGTTTGCGAGCGCGGTCCCAGGGACGTCGCCCGCGACGGAGAACGCCTACGGTGGCAATGCGCAGCGATTCTTGAATTTGCGAGGCGTCACCGTCATCATCAACGGGCACTTCCACAATTATGCGACTGCCGAAGCTGTCTACGCCAACATTCTCGCGGGCATGAAGACGTACCGAGGCATCATTCGGACGGCCTTCCCCGGTGTGCGGCTAGTGGAGTGGACACCGACGCCCCTCTCGTCCTCCAGCAATTCGTGGGTCGATCGCGCGGGCCAGTCGCAGAGCGCTCCCTACAATTCGACGGGCTATGTCTACGTTAATTGGATCCCGTACATGCTGGGGACCTTGAACCCAGCGAACGGTGATCCTGATTACGTGATCGACGTGAACGGCATGTTCATGGCGCTCGACGGTGGATCAGCGCGGTATCAGTGGCCCGCCAATGGCGTGGCATTCGGCTACGTCAGCGATCTATCGCATCCGGGCTCCGGTGGTCATTCTTCGGTTGAGCCCGCCGTTACGGCTGTTCTTCCCGCAGCGATCGGATTCTCGACCTGATGGGCGTCGCGCGCGGCATCTTGATCGGTCTGCCTGCTAGCCTCGTGTTGTGGGGAATGTTGCTCTATGTGCTGTTCAAGCCCTAGGTCTTGCTAAATTCTGAGCGAAAACGCCAAGTCAACTGCTGGATAGCTTCTACTAGTTCAAACAGACTTCGGGTCGCTGGCGCACCGCGCATTCCTGCGGCGTTTACCGAGACCTGCTGAAAATATTCGAGCCCAAGATCAATCGTCGCATCTGGCGGAACGACCCGGAGCTGAGCGATCACAGTTCCTTGTGGGGTCGGCTCCTGCCACCCGGCCACATATTGCCCCGTAACCGAGATCGGTTTTCCGCTGAAGTTGCCGATGGTAGCACGATTGTGCATAACGGCGGATCCCATCGGAATGAGAATGCGATGCTTGTCCATATTGTCCAGCTCCTGCACTACAGAAAGGTGAGCAGTCTCAGGTGCGGCTGAATGGAAGGGTTGGACGTGTTCGATCAATGCTACAGCGGCGGGCGATGCTCCAGCGATCATCCCTCGTTTGACGGCTTCTTCAAATTTCTGTCTTGTCTGAGTAATCGGAAATTGGTGAGACCTGTTAACTTCGCCGCCGGCTTCTTTTACGAGTGCCGCGAGCAAATGGTCGAGGCTCGAGCGAAGCTGGTGTACGATTTCGCCCGCCCTGATCGAAAGATCGACGGGAACGACAGAGGGGCCTGGCATCACTGCGGCCTGTCTCAGCCCACTCTGATCATCGCGGCGGAGTTCAAATTCTACTAGCGCTGGGTTGCTCGCCAGAAACTGCTTAATATGTGGTGCCAACTCTCCCGCGAGCTCGTTCGCTCGTTTGACCTTCGCCCTTGCACTTTCCAACAGCCCCTCCCTAGTTCGTGAAGGGTTGGATGTTAGCAGAGGTTTCGATCGCTGGCGCATTCCCGAGGCGAGCAATCCACTCCCTTCAAGGGACCTACGCCCCACTGATAGCTGAGCGATCAGCGGGGGCGCAGCTATCGCTTCGACCTGCTTGGCAGAGTACTCCCTTCAGGAACTTGTTTTCTATCGCTTCTTCTTTCCGCGAATGGAATTCGGTGCCACGGGGCCGGAGCCGTTAGCATTGAAGCTAAGGTTCTCGGCGACGAAGCGCACCAACTGACCGGCAGGGACGTATCCCTCCGCAAATAACTTGTCGCCGTTAGGTGCCGCGTAGCTCACTTGATAGTAGTACTGAAAGAACTTCTGACCGTCCGCCGTGATCAATCCGAGTGTGATGATCAGCTCAGAAACATAGACGTAGGACTGATCGCAGATCCGGAACGCGGAGGTGATCGCTCCGCTTCCTGTATAGACCCAAACGTAAGTGGGGACACCGACTTGACGGTTCGGGTCGATCGGAAGTGGTATATGGATGGGGGTATCCACCTGAGGCATAAAACTGGCTCCTAGGGGTGCAGATTTTAGTAGCAAACAACATTCCACGTTCTAATCGAGTGGACAACTGCAGTTGAGGGGCATCGTTGGCTGCCATAGCGTCTCAGTAGTCCACTCCCTTCAGGGGAGCGGCGTAGGGGGGCCTAAGGCATGTAAAAATGCGGGTCGCTCGCCAGTGATGCTAACTTGCTTGGACTGTTTTTCACCAAGAACGGTGACAGTGGCGGTTTCCGAGAACGAGATCTCCACAAATCCACGGGAGCTTTGATTCGCAATATAGAAAACAAACGGTCGCGTCGTATCGATCTTGTCCGCGAAGACGCCGTAGGTAATAGTTTTCTCGTTCGCGTTGACGGGAGCGTCGAAGAAACGTGCGGTCACGGAAAAACTTACTCTGATGACTGGCGCAGAGTCATAGTTAGAAAGAGAGCACTTTACGACTGGGACGCGGGCGTTGGACGGCCATACCTTATAGAACGGCTCAGGGCTTACAATGGACCCGAAGCCTCCACGATTGCCGGGGTGATCCCGGTCTAACCCGATGAGATGGATTGGACCACCTTCAGCCGGTAGCGGAATTGGGTCTTTGGCGCCAACACATTCAAGGTAAAGGCCGCGAGATGGAGTGGCTGGAGGCGGTGGGGGCTTCGGTTTAGAAGCGTCCCACGCATCGCTCAAAAGTTTTCCTCCGACCGTGGTTGAAGCGGCGGCTGTAGCTAGCAATGCAAGGCCAATAACAAGCCGGGCGGTAATGGACCAATCGTCTAGCACGCGCAGTGTCTCCCCTAAAGGGCAACGACATTCGCCAGTTTGCGCGCCGTTGTCCACTCGCTCAGGGACTGCCGTCTCTCCCCTTCAGGGCAGTGAACCGGGCGGTTGACGGTGCCCGTCCAGGCCTAGCCTGCCGGCCATGACAGTCGCAACCGAAGCCAGCTATGCCGAGCGCGTCTATACCGGCGTCGAGACGTCCTTCGCGCCCGGGTTCACGGCACAGGCCGCGGCGCATGTCCAGGCCGGCTATTTCAACGCGGACGGGCTGCCGGTTGCGTTGACGCCGGGCCTGCACTTCGTCGCGACGCTGGATGCGGCCGGCAATGTCACGGTGACGCGGATCGCGTTTCCCTTTGCCAGCGCTGATGCGCCGGTCACCATCTTCATCGAGCGCGTGACGCCGGCGACGCAAGGTGTCGATTTTGACAATCTGGCCGCTTACGATGCCAGCGTGCACGAGCGGCTCGCAGATGCCGCGGCCCTGCGCGATGCCGAGCTGCGCGGGCGCCAGGCGCGCACGGCGACACCCTTTGTCGCGAGCGAAGGCGTCGTCGACTTCCGGCCACGGCGGGTCAAGGCCGCGGATCCGGTCGACAACAGCGATCTCGCGACCAAGTTCTATGCCGACGAGGTGTCCGGCTCGAATGCGCAGGCAGCCGCCGAAGCGGCCCGCGACATCGCGATCACGCAGGCCGGCATCGCGACCGGCGCGGCGGCCAGCGCGACGAACTCGGCGGGCCTCGCCGCCACCTATGCCGCGATCCTCGGCAATCCAGATTACGGCTTCTACACCGACGCCACCTCCACCTCTCGCGACTACGGAACCTACGCATGAGCACGCGCGTCCAGCACATCCGCGGCACCACGTCCGAGGTCGAGAGCGTCACGCCCTTGCCCGGCGAGCTCGGCTTCGACACCGAGAAGAAGGAACCGCATCTCGGCGACGGCGCCACCGCGGGCGGCATTCGCCTGGCGAAAAAGAACATCAGCGAAATCGTGGTCGCCGCGCAGCTCACGGGCAACACCAACGATTACGCGCCGACGAACGTCAAGCACGCCGGCGCGCTGGTGATCTCGACCGATGCCGCGCGCGACATCACGGGCCTGGTGCCGTCGACGGTGACCGACAGCACGGATGGTCGCGAGATCACGATCTACAACGGGGGCAGCTTCAACGCGACGCTGAAGGACCAAAGCGCGAGCTCGGCCGCCGCCAACCGCTTCGATCTCGGCGGCGCGGATCTCGTGCTGTCGCCGAAGACGTCGGCGACGCTGCGCTACCGCCTCGGCATCAGCCGCTGGGAGCTGAAGGCGCAGACCGCCGGCGCGGCGGTCGCGGCGTCCGCCGTCATTGCGCGCACGCTGGCCGCCTCCGCGCTCGGCTTCTCCATGGTCAACGGCACACTGACGGAGAGCCACAGCGCCGGCGCCGTCACCTACGCCATCAAGACGCTGACGGGCGCCGATCCTTCCGTGTCCGATCCCGTGCTGGTGATCCTGCGCAACGGCACGCTGGCGAGCGGCGACTTCTCCATGATGACGCTGACGGCGGCCGCGTCCGTCACGGTGTCGTCGGGCTCCTCGCTCGGCACCAGCAACGGCGCCGCCTTCAAGGTGTGGCTGGTCGGCTTCAACGATGCCGGCACCTTCCGCATGGGCGTCGTCAACGCGCTCGACGGCGCCTCGGCCGTGGCGGTGCTGACGCCCGATCAACTGGCCTCGTCGACCGCGGAGGGCGGCGCCGGCGCGGCCGACAGCGCGCTGGTGTTCTACACGGGCACGGCGGTTGCCTCGAAGCCGTATGCCGTGCTCGGCTATGCCGATTACCCCTCGGGCCAAGCCGCGGCCGGCACCTGGGCGACGGCGCCGACCACGCTGCAGCTCTACCATGCCGCCGTGCCGCTGCCGGGCCGCAATCCGGCGGCGCAGGTGCGCAACCTGGCGTCGCCGCTGATCAACGGCACGCTGGTGCCCTCGGTCTCCGGCAACGCGCTTACGGTCGCGATCAAGACGCTGGCGGGCAACGATCCGTCGCCGACCGATCCGGTCTATATCGTGACGCGCAGCGTCACGGCGGCGAACGGCGATTTCACGGTCACGGCCTTGACGTCCGCGACGTCGATCACCGTTCCCGCAGGCTCGACGCTGGGGACGAGCAACAACGTTCCGTTCAGGCTGTGGCTCGTCAACTTCCTGGACGGAACGCCGCGGCTGGGCCTCGTCAATTGCGTGTCGGGCGGATCTATCTATCCGCTTGGGCAGTTTCCCTTGGCGTCGGCATCCGTGCTGCCCGGCAGCAGCGCACAGACGATCTACGTGCAGGGGCCGGCCGGGGCGGTGTTCGCAAAGCCCTACGAGGTGCTGGGCTATCTCGGCTGGGAAAGCGGGCTGGCCGCGGCCGGAACCTGGAGCGCCGGCCCGACGCGCACGCAGCTCTACATGCCCGGCACACCGCTGCCGGGCACGTTGGTGCAGCCGTCGCGCTTCAGCACGGGCGCGTCCGCCACGGGCACCACCTCGATCCCGGTCGACGACACCATTCCGCAGATCACGGAAGGCGACCAGTTCATGGCGGTCTCGATCACCCCGACGTCGGCCGCGAACCTGCTGAAGGTGGAAGCCAGCGCGCTGATCTCGATCAACGCCGTCGGCGCATCGGCCACGGCCTTGTTCCGGGACAGTGGCGCGAATGCCGTCGCTGCCAGCGCCGGGCATTTCTACGCGAGCGGCGTGGTGCAGGAACGCCATCTCGACTACGTCGCCCTGGCTGGCTCGGTCTCTGCCACGACGTTCTCGCTGCGCGCCGGCGGCGGCGGAACGGTGACCTTCAACGGCGCCGGCGGATCGCGCCTGTTCGGCGGCGTGGCAAACTCCTCCATGGAGATCCGGGAGCTGATGGGTTAGGCCTGCGGCAACCTGACGCCCGAAAAATTAACGATTGCAGCTAAAGGCTAATCTACCGCCGGTTGACTGTAGTGCAAGTTGTGGTGATCCTTCCTTGCAAGGATGGCGGCAATGGCACGATTGATCGGTAATGTAGTATTGGCTGCGACGGTCTTTGCCGTTGCGGCCAGTAACGTGGCCTGGTCGTGGGCCAACGACTACCTCGCCGCTTTTCTTGCCATAGGCGCAGGTTTCCTGGCCCAATCGGCCTTCATGTGGACGATGGCGCTATTTGCGCGACGCCGGATGCGCCGGCTCTACGGACAGGATTGGCGCTAACGGTACTGGCGGGCAACACGGCCACGGCCGGAACCCGCGGTTGACGGTTGCGATCGGGGTGCACTCTCGCGCGAGACGAGAGGGCCTCGACCATGGTGAACATCGCCGCACTGACACAGTCCAATGCGCGCCGCTGGGCGGCGGTCGAAGTCACCCGCCAGGCCGAAGCGGCCAGCGTCGCCGGTCGCCTGTTCAAGGCCAAGTCGCGTTACCAGGCCGTCGAGGCGGCAACCGGGGTGCCGTGGCCTCTCATCGCCGTCATCCACGAGCGCGAGAGTTCGCAGGACTGGCGCGCTTCGCTGGCGCAGGGCGATCCCTGGAACAAGGTTTCTGTGCATGTGCCTGCCGGCCGCGGGCCGTTCTCCTCCTGGGAGGCGGCGGCGATCGATGCGTTGGTGAAGTGTCCTCCCTTCCTGGCGCGCAACAAGGACTGGTCCATTGCCGCGGCGCTGACTGCGCTGGAGACCTACAACGGCATCGGCTACGCCGCGCGCGGCGTGCCGTCGCCGTATCTATGGGCCGGCACCAATCAGTATTCGGCGGGAAAGTATGTCCGCGATGGCGTCTATGATCCCGGCAAGGTCGATCAGCAGCTGGGCTGTGTGGCGCTGATCAAAGAGCTGATGAAGCAGGATCCTGGCATCGTTTTCGGCCAGGCGCCGTCGCCTGCGGGCGCTGCTCCGGCGCCGTCGGCTCCGGCCAAGCCCTCGGTCCAGAACCCCGCGCCAGGCTCGGTCGGCGCGTGGGTCGCATCACTGCTGTCCGCTATCTTCAAAAGGAAATCCTGACATGGGCTGGCTCATCTTTGCACTGATCATCGGCGCGATCGTCTGGTACGCGCTCAAGGGGCGCGCCTGGCTCAAGGCCAAGCCATGGGCGCAGGGCTTCTTCGCCTGGGCCGAGCCGATCGAGCTCGCGCTCTACAAAAAGTCGGAAACGATCTTGATGGGCCGGCTGCTCTCGGTCGGCGGTCTGTTCGTGACGGCTTACGACACGCTGGCAGCATCCGTGCAAAGCCTCGACATGACCCCGATCACCACGCGGGTGATGGACCTTCTGCACGTTGCGCAGGATATGCGCGGCCTTGTCGTGAGCGCCTTCATCACTGCGATCGGAATTGCAGTGGAGTGGCTGCGCAAGCGGACGACCAAGCCGCTCGAGCAGGTTGCACAAAAGGATCCGGCCTGATGTGGATGACCATCATCAGCTTTCTCGGCGGCCCCGTCGTCAAGGCCTTGATCGACGCCTATCAGGCGAAGCTCAAGGCCGGCAACGTCGAAAGCAAGATCGCGGCGGACGTCGCCGGGACCGAGATCGGCGCCCAGGTCGCGGAGACCAATGCGCTGACGCAGTACCGCATCGCCGAGATCGGGCGCTGGTATGAGCCCGACAAGTTGATGGGGTACTGCGTCGCCGCCTATTTCGCCAAGCTGCTGGTGTGGGACAAGGTGCTGGGTCTCGGCACCACGGACGGGCTGCAAGGGTTCGCCGCGGTCACGGCCAACCTGGTCGTTTCGTTCTACTTCGCCAAGCGCGGCTTCGAGAACGTCGCCAGGATCCTGAAGCGATGA